CCAAGCATCTCAAACTTATAAATAAACGTTTGAGGAAAACCAGTTAATTCTACACCGTCGTAAGCTATGTTTGAACGAGTTACCTTTTTGTAAGGTGCTAAATAAACAGACTTAACACCACCAACCGTGTTTTTGCATTGCTTTAACCTACCGTTAGTAATTTCTTTCATCGTAAAATCTTCTATCTAGTCTGTCGCGTCTTATATCTTCGGTTCTTGTGCCACTCATTAGCCAACCGCCCGTTAGTTTAATTTTATCTACCTTATTATCCAAGTCAATATATTGCAAATACTCTGGTATATTCTTATAAATAAGAAACTTTTGCGCTCTTGCTAGATACATTTGCGCCTTAGTTCTTTGTGTTTGAGCTAAATATTGTACCTCGCTTTTATCTACTATTTGACTGTCGCCTGGTTGGTGCTTGAATATACCTCCGTTATCAACGCTATAACTTGCGATTTCAACGTATTCCGCAAATATTTGATGTCTTAGTATAGGTTTAAGATAATCTTCGTATAAAATAAGGTAATCATTCGCTAAATTGTTGTTTGTAAAGTCTGTTAGTAGTCTATTATATAAAGGCGTGCCTAGTAAAGGTTCAATTACCGAAATTTGCACATCTAAAATAACGGGTTTTATTTTATCGACGTCGATATTACCACCCAAAGGCGTAAATTCTGTGATTTCTGAAGGTCTTATTAATAGTGTTATAGGCATAATTTCTAGTTAAATCTTTTATTTGATGGTAAAAATCCATTGAAAGGCATATCTTTTGGCGCTATATAAACTAATTTATCATTTGCTGGTAATATTTCGCCCTCTTTTCTTGCTTGTGCTGGCGTTATTTTTTCTGCTAAAGGACTGTTTACGTCTGATTTTAGCCTATAAGTTTCCCTAATCCAAAAATGATGACAGCCTCCACCGCCTTTGTAAAGCCAAATATCGTAATTATCAACACCTTTTGCTCCCCAACCAGGATTTACTGCTGATTTACTCATTCTGTCTATATCTTGTTTACGATATAACTTGTTTGCGCCTACCATTTTACTGCAAAACTCTCTACTATTAGCATTTAAACCACTACTATATCTGTAACGGCTCTTAAATAGTTTACCGTCTTGCGTTGGATTAACACTTGTATCTTTTGCGTTAGGGTTTGCCGTTCCCGTACTTGCAAATTGTATGTTATGACCCGCTATAATATTATCTAATTCTTCTTCATCTTCATACTCAACTTTTCTACTATCTACTAAATCATATCCATCTAAATCGCTGTCTAAACTATCTAAAATCTCATCTAGTGTTGACTTTTTTTTTTCTTCGCTTAGTTGAGTTGGAAGTGCAGTATCTTGCACTTCAGAAAGAGGTTTGAAATAAAAATCAAATGCCATATTATTAAATGCAATAATCTCGTCAATAGCTTCTATAATTGGAAACTGTTTTGGTGCTATGACACGCTTTAAAAGTTGCGCTTCTGCTTCGTCAAGTTCGTTTGCGTTATTACCTAAACCCGTATTGTCCTTTATACCCGCTAACATCGGAGAAGTTAAAAAATGCCCAGTCATTATTTGTTGACGTGCCTCGTTGCTTAAAAACTCCCATTGCTTATGCATCGATTCGTTTACTGGAAATGCTGTAATAGTGATTTCTGCATCTTTACTAGCAAAGTTTAAAACAAACTTACCAGCGTTAGGCGAACCCGTTAATTTAGCTTTTATTTGACGCTCAAAACTATCTTTTTCTTCTGCTGTTAACGTTTGACCATCTGGCACGTTTATAAGGTAACCAGCGCTTAATCCGTTAAGTAAAAAGTTATTATAAAAGTTACTTATTTCTTCTTCTATGTTTGCGTATTGTAATGCTGGTAGATAATCAGGGTCTGTAAAGTAATTTTTACCCGCTGAATAAGGTTTTATACAATATATTTCTGACTCATCGTTAGAAGTACCAAACGCACTAAACTGCTCAGCTAATTTTGGTTTAGTCCAATCTTTATTATAAAAATAATGTTCTATTTCGCCCTCCTCGTTTTCCAAACTAGGAACTACATATTGCTTAGGTAAATGAAATATGCCCGTAACTTTTTTACGGTCTTTAGATTTTATAACTTGTACACTAGCCTCGCCAAATAGTTGAAAGTCGCTAACTATTTTACGTAAATCTTTGCTATTTAATATGGTTTTAAAATTAGCCCATTCAGTCGGTTTTGAACTTGCATTTTTAGCAAATAAGCCTTGTCCGTAAATTAAATGTGTATATGCTGTTATAATAGAGTGGTTTGTTACGCTTCCATTAAACCTATCGATAATGTATTGGTAAAAACTATTGTTAACGCCGTTTAAAACCCAGTTTTTAGATTTATTTTCTTGCAATACGGGCTTGACGTAGTTGTTTAGTTGAATTAGTTTTATTTCGCTCATATTTTAAAAAGTAAAAATATCTTTAGTAATTTTGTATTCTTGAGTTTCGTTTGATTGGTCGGTTATAAATAGTTTGCCTCTGTACATTATTTCTCCTTGTGTTTGTTCTTTATCTAACACGGTTATTTGGTAACTTGAGTTGTTTATAAACGATTGACTAAAAGCAATATACATATAACCGTCAACCGTTAATCCCGGTATTACATGTTCTAAAATTTCGTTATTTTCTTCGTTTTTTAGTCTTAATAAAGTACTACCGCTATAATACTTTCTAGGTATTATAACTATTTCGTGGTCTACCGCTAAAGGCGAAAGTATTTTCATATTTATAAAACGATAAAATAGAGATTTTGTAACAAAAGCAAAAAACCCGCTAATTTATCACTAGCGGGTTTTTAACAATAAAAATAAAAATTAAGTAGTAGGGTTTACTACTGCTAAAAATGCTGTAATAGTCGCGCTATCTAGTAACGGTGCTAATTCTGTTTCAATTGCCGTTCCCGTTAAATTATAACCGTTAAAATCTGCTTTTGCGCCTCCCGTAGTTGGAGCAACTAAAAAATCAATTCCCTCTTTCAAACCTACTAAGTGATAGTTTCCAGCTTTGTCTTGAACAACCGCTTTAGGGAATCCATAAGCTAATAAATTCAATTGGTGGTTGTCCTCCTTAGTTGTTTTTGGTAAAACCAAAGTTAATGTTTGTGTATTTGTAGTTGTACCAGCATTTCTGTCAGATGCTAATGATTGAGCAAAAATGTTTCCGTCGCCTATTAGGTCATATTGAAATACATCTACTAAAAGAGGATTCATTGCCGTAGCCACGCCGTTTAAAACTGTGAAAGGATTTTCAATGTCGTTAAATAGATACACCTTTGAGGTACCCGCTATTGCGTTCTTGCATTGCTTTTTACGACCGTTCGTTATATCGCACATATATTATTTGTGTTAAAAAAGGGAGTTTTTACGCTCCCCTTAGATTAATTATACGTATAAAACGTTAAATTTCTGATTTACTACGTGAGCAAAAATAGTAAATACAACATCATAGAAGTAATCCTTTCTTGGTGCTGGATATGGAGCGATTTGAATGTCAGAATAGTCATCTAATAAGTCCGTACACCACATAAAGTTCATAGGTACACCAGCTAACATTACATTAGGTGCTAAAGGTACAAATACAATTTCTACATCTAAGTAAAAATATTTGTTAGTAGCTAAATCTACTGTAAAAGTATCTCTGTAAACTTGTGCTTTGTTGAAGTTGTTAATTAATTTTTTAACGCTTCTTGATGCATAAATATAAGGCTTATCGTTTCCAGATAAAACCTCGTCAGGGATTGCGTTGTAAACTTTACCAACTTCTGCTCCAATATTTGCAGAATCTAAAACAGTACCGCCTACTTTAATTCTCTTTCCTACTGCCCCTTTATTGTAGATGATTTTAGTAGTTAATGAATCAAATAATGTAGTTGGCATTGCAGCAACTAACGCTTTTTCATTTGCAGAAACTTGTGTTTGCAAAGCTCCTGCTGTTAGTAAAGCTACTGCCGTTTTTGTTGAGGCTAAAGCACCATTCCAATACTTGTTTTCTGAATCGTTTGAAATTAAAGGCGCAACACCGTTTAAAACCAATCTGTTAAATTCATCCGATACATCGTTAATTGCACCTGGTGCCATATCTCTATTGAATCTAGTAGAACGTAAGTCGTCTGGCGTAAATTTGTCGATATACTCAACTTTTACAGGAAATACTGTTGTATCTTCTAAACCAATACTTCCAGCTTCTGACCCCGTAGGGTTAACGCTCCAAGGTTGCATTGTTACAGAATTAATATTTTCAGTAATTACTCTACCCGCTTTAATGCCAGTTTCAAACATTACCAAACCATCTTCAACGGTCGAATTTTTGAATAAAATTTCGGCTATAATGTCCGCTTTGAAATCTGTGGGAATTACCGCCCCCGTGTATGCTATTGCCATATTATATTAAATTTAGTTAAATTTGTTTTTATGTTCGATAAATTTCTGGTATGCTGTTTGCGCCCCTAATTGCGTTGGTACTGAAACCTTTGGCTTTGTTGCTGGTTGCGCGCTTAAAGCAACTATTTCCGCTTTCAAAGTTGCGTTTGCATCTGTAACCGCTTTTAATTTTGCGTTAAATTCTTCTGCGTATTTAATCATAATAGATTTAATAGCATTTTCAACCGCCGTTGCTTGGTCTGTTGCACTTGGTACATTTGGCTCTGAAAGTGGCGCATCTACATTTTCTTCTGCTGGTGCTTCCTTTGCTTTCATAGAACCAATTTTACCTTCTTCTGTAACTGATAAAATCATACCATCTTCTAGTTCATAATCGCCAACTGGTAAAGGAACTTGTGTGCCATCTTCTGCAACAACGAAAACTGCGCCGCCCTCCATCATCATATCGCCCTCGTATTCGATAACTACCGAACCGTCAGCACTTTTTACACTACCCAACTTAACATCTACTTTAGGCTTTAATGCCAAAGCAATACTAGTAGGTAGGTTTTTCAACATCTCAATTATTTCTACACTCATATTTATTTCCGATTTTAAATTTACTTCTTCTAACGATAGCATTGCGTCAATACTAAACCCTTTAACCTTGCCCGTTTTAACAAACTCACTCCAAACATTATCGTTGTCAACTTTCATAGTCGCAATCCAACTACCCTTAGGATAGCTTAACCCTAACGCGTTTGATTTATCATTTTTACTATCTTCTACTATCCAACTCTCAACAAATGTAACACCGTCGATTTTTTGGCTCTCATCGTGTTCTATTGTGCTATTTTTTTGGTGGTTATTTTTAAAGAAACCGTAAGATAATTCTTTAATGGTATTTTCTGAAAATGTTATATTGAACTCCTCGCCGTTTTGATTGCGATAAATTGGTTTGTTTGGCTCTAACACTAAACCAACTAAAATACGTTGCTCGCTGTCTACTTCTTTAAGTTGTAAAGACTGCGCTTTTAAGGCTATAAAGTCGCCCTCCATCGCTGGATTAAGCACGAGCGAAACCGCAAAAACTCCTTTATTTTCTTCGGGATTATAAAAAGCCTCATATGTCCTCATAACTTATAAACGAAATAAATGTTAAATTGTAACAAAAAAAGATTTTATCAAAATTTACTATTAGATATTATATTACGCTCTAACGCTTGTGCGGTGGTAACATTTGAACTAACCACAAACGCTTGTATTGGTTGGTTTTGACCTCCTAAACTAGACGCTATTTGATTTGCTCCCGTTCCTTGAACTAAATTGAAAGAAGGCGCAGATGGTGCTTGTTGACCGCCACCGCCAAGTTCTCCACCACCTCCAGCATTACCACCACCTCCACCTCCTAAAGATTGTAAACCTTTTGCGGTTGCAGCTAAGTTTGCAGCAATTCCAATACCAGCACTTACTTTATTTAAAAGAGTTTCTGTTGCCGCTAATGCAACGCCCCCAGGAAGTAGTGCGTATTTTAATCGTGCTGCAGCATTTGCCGCTTGTGTGCTAATTACAATTTTAGAAACTCCTATTAGTGATTCTGCAATTAAAGCCGCTTTTTGAACTGCTTTATTTTTACCAGCTAGTTGAGTAAGTAAATTAATACCTTGCGACGCTACATTAAAAGTTTGCTGTTGTATAGACGCTTTTGCATCTGCAACTCGTTTTAAAACTTCTATTTCGTCCGCAGCCGCTTTGTCGTCAATTACTTTTTTATCTGCAGCCGTTTTTTCTTCAATAAGTCTATTTGCTTCGGCTGTCTTTAATTTTAATTCATTCGCTCTGTTTAAAAATTGTATTTCAATTTCTTCTGTACTTACTTTATTCTTAATTAAAATTTCGCGCTCCATTTCATATTGACGCGTCAAATTCTCTAAGTCTGTACTGCTTTTATTAAGATTATCTTGCCTTGCAGCCTCATCTATTTTATTTGCTTCGTCTAACGCCGCTTTTCTTGCGTCCTCAATTGCTTTTCTTTTCGCCTCGGCTATTGCATCTGCTTTATCTTGTAATGCCTTTCTTTTGTCGTTTATAGATTTATTGTCAGCATCTATTTTATCTTGCGCGTCTTTGTTATCTTTTACTTTTTTATCGTTTCTTTCTTTGTCTATACCAGCTAAATCTCTGTTTAATCTTTTGGCTAATTCATTTCTTTTTGATTCACTTAACCCTTCTTCTTCTAGTGCTTTTAAATATCTGTTTTTAGCCTCTACTTTTTTCTTACTAAAGTCATCTAATAGGTCGCCCCTAGTTTGCATATAATCTTCGTTTAATTTTAAAGATTTTTTTGCGCGCTCGTTAAATTTATCTAACTCTCTTTCTGCTTCAGAAGTTATACCTATAAAATCAGTAACAGCATTAGATACCGTTCTAAAGAAATCGCCTACTAATTTAAGCCCTGGCAAAAACTTTGTAACCGCATCAGTTATTTTTCCAAAATTCAAAACTAAAGAAACTAACGCTAAAATAATTAAACCAATTCCCGTACCAGCTAGAGCAAGTTTAAAAAGTTTCATCGCTCCCGTAGACGCACCAACTACAAAGCCGTATGCAGACTGTAAAGCGGTTGCGATTTTGGATTCTTTAGCAAACAAAGCAAGTGCCTCTACTGAATCTTTAGCTACTTGTGCGTAGCCACCCGTGACTGCATTTAACAAACCCATTGCGCCACCATTTTCCAAAACCGATACGGAACTTTCTTTCATTCCTTTTGCAACTCCTGACGTGCTTTTTGTCAAGGTGTTTAAAGAATTATCTAGCTTGTCAATTTTACGGTTTGCGTCGCTTGTATCTGCTACTACTTTTATTACTTCGGTTATCATTTGTATATTTCTTTATAACTACGTTTAATTTGTTCCTTTGCCTTTTTCCAACTTTTTATAGTTGCAAATTTTCCCTTTGCTATTTCTATACATTCGCCACCGTTATAGTACTGTAACATATTGCACAATTTTATAATTTCTAGTATCATAATGCTTTGTATATTCTTACTATTTGGTAACTTATATTATAAATACTTGTGTCCCCCGTTAAACTCAATATTTTTGGCAAACCTCCATTTTGCACAAAAGTATTTAATGAATACATGGGTGCTACAATTGAAAAAGATTGTTCGGAATTTGCGCCTTTTGCAAATACTTTAGTTTCTTTAAATTCTTGTGCCAAAGCAACCGAACCTAAATCCATAAAAAAATCAAACACCCCGCTTACGTTATTATTTTTCGCGTTAAATCTTATAGTAGTTATGTAATAATCTCCTATGTTTTGCGGTGTTATTTTGCTAGTATCTGAATCATAAAGATTAACAACCCCGATAGGTAAGTAAGTATTTAATACCGTACCCGAGTCATTTGGTATAATAGATGTTACCCCTTCGTTAATTACAAATGGCGACGCTTCGGTGTATTTCGTGTCTGTATAAACTGCAAAGCCTTGGTTGCTGTACAAGTCTGCGAAATTTTCATTTGTCTTATCAAAACCTACTCTTAAAGAGTCTCCTGTTCCGTCGTTAGGTGTTGCCCCTATTCCTATTATTTGCTGTGCCATAATTATTGCGCGTCTATTGTTAATATATTGTTATCTGCAGTTACTTCCGTACTATCTGCTGTTACTATTTTATTATCCTGATTTACATATAATTGAAACGATTTTCCCGCTCCATTATTTACGTTTATAAACGCATCTCTATTTATTGTTAAATTATTTTCTGTAAATGTAATATCAATAAAATTACCGTTCTTAATAGCTGTTATAAATGTAGTTCCAAAGCCTAAATTTTGAATTGATATATTCATTACGCTTGCGTTACTAACATAAACGCTAGTTGTTTGCGCTAAATAGTTTACGTAAATTTCTTTACTTGTTGGCTGGAATAGACCAAAATTAGTTTCAAAATTATTTATTAAATTAAATGTTGCGTCTCCAGTTAAAAGGTTTACGTTATAATCATTTATTCTATAATACTTTTTATTTAATTCAACTATATCGTTTAACTCTATATTTGTCAATAGATAGTTTGGTAATTTAGCTTTGAATTTAAAGTTTCTTTTCTTAATGTTAAATAAATTAACGACGTACTTCTGCCAGTAATTAGAATATAAAGTATTATTTATTAATGCACCGTTCCAAGTGCTAAACTCGTTACTCCAAATTAAACTATCGCTAACGTTATCTAACCCCAAAGTATTACTAGGCGTGTTTAAGGTTGAGTTTAAAGGCGTTTGCAATCTAAGCATTTTAACTTTGGTCGTGCCTAATTGAACTACGTTATTGTAAAATAAAATAGGCTTAGGTACTACTTGGTTTCCAGATAAATCTCGACTTAAACCGTATTGTATATTTACTAAATTATTTGTGTTTACATCTTTTAACCTTTCAAATAATAAAGTTTCAAACGGTAACTCAACGCTTATTACATCACCGTCTAACGGCTTTAATTCAGTATCCTTTAAAGTCAATAAACTATCGCCGTATGCAACTATATTGTTTTGCTTAAATTGCTGGTTTAAGATGGTTGTAGGTGGTTGAAATTTAAAATCAATTTGCCTTGCTAAAGTCCCTCGCTCTGCATCGTAATTTTTTATATCAAAATGCTTTGTTAAGTTGACTACTTTGCCACTCTGGTAATAATCGTTAGCCGTGTTTAAATAGATAGTACCGTTTCTTTGTGGAATAGCTACCAGCTTAAAAATTTTAAACAACCCACTTAAAAATTCTATTATCTTTAATTTAGGTAAATTTGCTGATACGTTTACAAGTGCCTCGCTACCTTGCGAAATGCCTCCACTTGTTTCTTCTGGTGTTGGAATCCAACTTGAACCATTCCAACTTTCTGACCTACAAACAACGGTTGCAGAATCAATTGGTATATTTATTTGAAATTGATATTTATTGTTTACTAAATCGTTTGTATTGATTGTAAACTCTCTTTCAAAAATTGGTGTTTGGTCTTGAATTAACGCAACTTGTACCCCATTGTTAAATATAGCAAAATCGATAGGTAAAGTATCATTATCATTGTTTATTATTGGGTTTAATATTGTTATTTTAAAGTAAAATCTTTTTTTATCATTTGCTCCATTTACAAAGGTTGTAAAGTTTAGACTATCGGTTGCTAAGTTCATAAACGTACCTCCACCCGTTGTGAAGTTTATAAATGAAGTTCTTAGTATTTTATTTACGGTGTTGTTACACGCCCACATATAAGTTTCTTTAAACTCGGTTCTATTTGTAAATTCGTTACTAAAAGTCAAACCATACTTAGTGCTAATCGCTTCTAGTATTTTTGATATTCTAACGGAAGGAAATAAATCCAAGTCATCTACGCCCTCGCCAGATGGTTTAGTAGTGCCTACATTAGTTGTTAATAATTGTAAAGGGTTGCTGTAATTTGGTGTTGAATTATAAAAGAATTGCTTTCTAGTATTTATTAAATTATAAACTATATCTCTATTAAACAACCCTTGCTCCAATCCTATCTGAATGCTTTCAACACTTGGAGAATGGTCTAACGCTTGCAAGTCTAAAGAAGTTAACTCATCTTCTCCTATTAAGTCTTTAATGTTTACTAAATCACCAAAAAAATTAATTGTATAATTTGCGGGTTTACCATCTTTAACGCTAACTTTTTCTAATCTAAATTTTCCTATTCTAAAAGGAAAACCCGATATTTTAATTTCGCCTTTAACCTTAGTTCTTGCGTCAAAAGTGTTGTCTATATCCGCATCGTAATAGTGTTTAAATAAAAAATTATTTCGGTCGCTTGCAGGAACTGTAAAACTTTTAGTAAAGTCAGTATTTATTTTAGTTATATCGTCGGTGTTTGCAACCGAACTATTAAAATCAATATTTTCATCTTTTGATAAATCAACCTTTGTATTTCCTATAAATATTTCTGTAACCATTATACATTGTTAATATCGTTAAACGCGTACTCAAATTCCAAACTATAATTTATCAATCGGTCATTTTGTCTAGTCTTAAACTCTTGACTTTTGCTAGACACGCTTATTGGAATAGCTTGTCCGCCCTCTAATACCCAAACTTTCTCACTAAGTAATAATTGCTTAATTGCTTCATTTTTATCTTCTGTTACAAAGCCACTATTAATTGTAAATTTGCTCCTAGATTGTACGTTAAACGTATTAAATTGATGCTTACCTAAAGGCGCACCACCCTCAAAACTATCGGAAGTTACCGAAATGGTATCTTTACGAACTTTAAACATAGTGAATATCTGACTTGCACCCTCTTTATTTTGGAAAACTATATCAATTGGTGTGTATCTACACTCGTCTGTTATTAACAAAGTCTTAACTATTCCGTTGTAAGTGATTTCTACGTACTCATCTGTGGTGGTTTGGCTTAAATCTACCCACAAATACTTAATTAACTCACCGCTAAACGTTGAACTAGGCGTTTGAATAGTGTAATTTATCTCTCCAAGTGGGTAACTGCGTACTGCTATCATAGTTAAAAGGGTAAAAGTGCATAATCAAATGATATATTTTGTACTTCTGAATCTACTTCTCGTAATGCCAACTTAAAAGAAGTGCTTGTTTTTTCCCTAATGCTAAAAATTACGTCATTGTTTGCTCCAAAAACTCCAGAAACGTGAACTAACGAACCTAATACTTCATATTGGTCTGTACCTACATTTGGAAATGTAACCGTTTTAATTACGTCAGAACCTCCAACATCACCAATATAATAGTTTGATATTCTTAAGAAAGGACTTACGGCTGGTGTTGCTTGTATTGCGTTAATTTGTGTTTGCAAACTAGCGACCTCTTGTGCTATGAAATTCAATATAGACGTTTCAACCACTCTATGCTCGGTTGCTGTTATATCGCTTTGACTAGCTAAATTTAAATCTATAATTGCTTGTACTTCTGCTTGTGTTGCCATAATATTAAACTATAAAATAATCAATTGTGTAGTCGTCTGCATTGTAATCTGGAATAATAGATTGCTCTACTTTGATAGGTAATATAAATAAGCCGTTTCTGTTTACCTTATATTCATCTTGTGTTACTAATATTTTATTAGTTGGTATAGTTGGATTTGCTCCTTCTTGAAAATAGCCGTAACCCTTTATCGCTAAATTTGTTTGTTGCAATTGTATTACGGTTGGTGCTACATCATAGATAACGTGGAATCGAACCCACGCCTGGTTGTCGCTATCGTATAACCCCGCAAAAGGCGGTATTGTAATATCAAAGTCTATAAAGTCATTTACTATTCTTCCAATCTCAACCCTATCAATTGCGTTTGAGCCAGTTGGGTTAAACCTTGTTTTTTGATATGCAGACTGACTAGGTACAGCCGTTATGTTACCTTGCCAGATAAATATCTGCACCGTGTAAGAATTGCATACTAGTGAATTACTAGGGCTAGTTAACGGAATATCAATATAGTATGGCGATAATGTTTTTATCATTTTTTATTCTTTAAACTTGTTTGTAATAAATCTCTCATATCTAAACCGTAAGCCTCTATTAATTCTTTAGGCAACTTCTTGAACTCATCGTTAAAGGGAGTTGTTAAAAAGTTACTTGTTTTAATTCCCTTGCTATGTATAGAGCGACCGATTATAAATGCCATTTGCTTAAAACTCATAAACCGCCCTTGCTTAGTTCTAAATTGAAACCTCTTTCTTTTTACCCAGCCTAATATCGGAGCGATAGGTACGGAAACTTTACCTTGTTTAAATTGAAACGGACTACTTGGTGCTCTTGAATTATCTTTTGTTCCCTTAACTCCTTTATCTACGAACGTGGCGTAATCTTCTGCAAGTAATGTAAACTCTAAACTATTCTTTGACTTCTTAACTGTGAACTTTAAACTTTCGCTTAACTTTCCTGTATCTAATTTATCACGCTTTGCAAGTATCGCCTTAGCTTTCTTAGTAACGTTATCACCAAACCTATTTAATATTTGTTCCGTTAGCATAATGAAACTAAAATGTTTGGAACGTCGATTGTAAATGTCATAACCCAACCATCTAATAAGTTCTTTTTACTCTCGCTCATCTGTTCGAGAGTAGGATTTTCGCTTGCGGTTATATCGTTCTCCTCAAAATCTTTAAGCATCAACAACCATAATCGGTTAACAACCGCTAGAGTTTCGTTTAGGTTATCTATTTCGTTGTCGTTATCATAAAATTTATCTGTGGTTATTTCTTTGTTTATGTCTCTTATATCCATCGCACCAATTTGGCAGTCGAATCTTATAACACTATCGCTAGGAAAAGAACAGTTGCCAATGCTAATATGTAACAGAGGAAATATATTTTTCTTACTAATGTCAACATCTTCAAAGTCGCCTTGTGTTATTGTGTTAATAAAATAATCCTGCTCTGCTAGAGTCTTAATGTATCGTAAAATTTCGCTGTATCCATTCATATTTATAAAACGATAAGATTGCTAATATGTAACAAAAGCAAAAACCCTACTCGAATGAATAGGGTTAATTTTTACAATTCGGTTATTTGCTTACCGTTAGATTTATTTTGCGCGCTTATGATTGCTTTATTTTCCACGACCTCGCAACTCAAAAATAATAAACATTTATGCAAACTTAGTTGAGTTACTTTGTCAATTGCAAAGATGTCATCTTTAGCTAACTTTTTTATGGTTGGATACCAGCCCCAATCTTTAAAGTAGTTTGCCATATCCTCGCCCTCGCTTATTCCACGCTCGAATATCTCAGGGTATAATCCTCTAACTCGTTGGCTAAATTCAAAAAAAAAACCAGCGCGCCATTAGCAATATTTAAAGGCATCGATTTCATTCGTTCAGCATATTCAGCAGTGCCTTTGTAGCTTTCTATTTCATACCTATCGTGTGCTTTATTTCTTATCGGTCGGAATAGTATAGCCATTAGATTATGCAAATCATTTTGGCTTGTTTGGTATTTCTCTAGGTCTGCAAACTCTCCTAAACTAATTTCTTCAAAGTCGTTTATAAACCCAAATTCTAAACCATCTAATTTAAAGGTAGCTTGAAATTGTGCATCCGTATTTAACGCAATATCTACTTGCTTACTTATACGTTCAAAGTCGATAGCTTTTAAGCTACCTAAATCCTTGTAAGGTATGTTTGTAAAGATTGATACTTTACGCTTGTTAAAATTCATTATATCCAATTCGTGCTCTAGTAATTCCATATACTTCTGGAACTGCCCTAGTGTAACCTCGCTAATATTTTCTGGTATGTTTATTTTCATAATTATCTTATATCGAATTTTCCTCTATTTATATTTACTCCTAAAGTTTCCATTTCGTGATACCTCCACGCATCTATTGCGTGATTAAAATTATCTATTGGTTTATTTAAAGTTTCGCCAGTTCTTTTATCCTTAGCCCAAATATACTTTGATAACTCATTTATAAGGTTAGTAGATTTTTTTGTAACTAAATAATTGTTTTCTTGGATTATTTGAATACCAAAATTAATGGAATCAGCACCTTTAGTAACTGGTCTTGCGTTAACTCTATAAAGACTCAACTCGTCTATTGATTTTGGTTCTGCACTATCGCAATAACAAGGCAACATTGTAGTAATTAGTTTACTTATAGCTGAGTTACTTAATCCTTTTGCGTAACAAATCTCATTGAGTATTCGTTTATCGTTGTATTTGTATACTTCAATTATGCTTGTAGGGTCGTTTGTATATCCAAAATCTAAACCGTAACCCAATAACCTAGCTTCTGATGGTATAGAATCTATTATAGAGTAGTTCTCAAAAATAACACCGTCTAAATTGCCTACTAATCCTAAGCCATAAACTCGCCACTTATTACTCCAATACCTATTTTTAATATTACTTTCTTCAAATAAAAATTCTGTATCTAAATCTGTATTATAGAATCCTTTTGTTTTGTAATCTAAAATAGACCTTACTTCACTTTTGCTTAAATACTCGTTATCCTCAAAAGTTAAAGTAATAAAGTTATTTTGGTTTATGTACTCGTCGCCCCAAAAAGGCTTGTCTGGGTTATAATCTATAATAGTTAATCCCGCACGAGATATAAATTGTACGGCAGTATCTACTTCCATTTTATCCGCTTCGTTTATATAGAGTATATCCCTTCTGAATCCCTTACCAACATCATTGACATCAGCGCCTAGAAAATCTAAATAACTTCCGTTGTTATATTCGTGTTTACTTTCTGACTTATTAAAATCATTATCAAATGCAAATATACCCCAATCATTACATATTTTTTTATAATCCCTAATTACAGTTCTTTTCATTTTAGACAACTCGCTACTAAGTATTGCGGCTTCTTTTTCCGAAGTAACCAAAGATTGTATAATCAATTGAATAATACTTATAGTTTTGCTAGCGCCTTGACCACCACGAATTACAAATACATCTTCTTTCGGATTTTTTGTAATTAATTCGAGTATCTTAAAATATGCTTTTGTATATTTAAATTTAGATTCTGTTTCCAATATCAGGAAGTTTTGGAATATTAATAGAACCTTTCAATTCCGTTTCTTTTTTATCTACCAAACCGTTCAACCTTTGAGTTATACTTGGATTGTAAATTCCAGCCATACCACCTTCTATTTGGTCTTGCCTAATGTTTCTTTTTATGCGCGAACAGATAGTCGTAAAATCAGAGTATCTTTTATCAGTATTAGCAAAGTAATCGCTTAAATGCGTTATAATTTCATTATCCTCTAACCAATTTTCAAAACCCTCAATAGTTAAAGGTTTTTCTTTTTCTCTATAAACACTAGAAGCATCTTTACCTACCCAATCTTTTACTATTATTGGCTTGCACTTTATATCTTCTTTATATTTTTTAAATAAATCCCATAAAAAATCTGGTGACTCTATTAATTTATACCTACCCATTTTTATATATTTTTATTTTTATTTCTTTGCATACGGTATATGAATCGAAACTACCGCATATTTAATTCATACAAAAACTACACATTAATAACGATGAATATTTAATATTGTAACTTATTGGTAGAAAATATTGCCTAAACACGCTCTTATGTATTCTTAGTTTCAAGGCTTTTTATTTGCTTTAATTTTTGCTTTCTTCTCTATTCTACTAACGGTCATGAAATTTATTTTATAACGCCTTTCTATTTCCCTTAGTGAGTTATCGTAGCGAAGTATTAATATCTTTCGCTCCTTCCAGGTTAAGCAATCAGGAACTTTATAAATAGTATCTTGTTCTTCTTCTTCTGCTGCTAGGTTTGCGCTTAGTTCACAGTGCATACGTTTGTTTTCTGACTTTAACCAATCCAGCCAAACAGACTTTAATGTAAAATAAATATAAAAATCGTTTAGTTCTTTGTCGTAGTCTTTTAATTTTAAATACATTTCGCTTACTATGTCATCAGCTAAGAATTGGTCTTTACAAATACCTCTAGCCATCTTTACCCATAAATCGTGTTTTAAACAAAGAATTTCTAACATAGTAATAAAATTAAGTTATACAAATATAAGTTAATAATGTTAATATGTTAGAAATATGATTTTTACTTTATTATTTCAAATTTATAACCGATAATATCCTCTGCTTGTTTTTGGGTTAGTTTTATTTTTCTATTGTCAACAACTAAGCCTCTTCTGCTTTCGCCGTAATCCTCTGTATAAAATATCCAATCTAGATTCTCAAACTCGCTACCCTTTAGTAATTCTTTTACCGTTTGCTTTACTGGTTCTTTGTAAGATATTATTTCAGAATAACCTTTTTCTTTTTGCCATAAAACATAACTATCGTTATAAAAGCAATTTTCACTAAATTCTAAAGCATCCTCTTTGTAATCAAAAATTAATTTACTATAAGAACTTTTAACTCGTTTAGCATTTTTAAAATGATTTCTAACTTCTTCTGCTGTTGGTGTTTTCATAATTTTATTTTTAAGTTTAATTTTTCAATCCAGTTTGCATAATCGTTTCTAAATTTTAATATAGCTTTTATCATAATTGGTCAAGAGTTAAAAAGTTTAGTTTGCTTTGTAAAATTGTTGTTTGCCTTGTTACGTAAACAATATGGTTGCTCGGGATAAATGGATTATTCTTATAAAGTCTTATTTCGTTTACTTGGTTATCGTTGTACATTCTGCCCAATTTAAACTGCTTGTCTACGTGTTCTAGGTTTAGAGACTTAACTCTTGAACTTACTACTTCACGGCTTATTCTTAAGAAGTCTGCTATTTGTTTTTTGTTTCGTAGCATTATAAATGTTTTTTCTCGTAATCCTTGCAGAT